GGCTGTTGTCGATTATAGAGTGTTTGGGGATCAGTCATTTGACGGCTCACCGTCGCCTAACGCTAGGGCGCAAATAGTATCGATCAAGCCGCAATACAAAAACACAGGCAGAGAATACTTAGTTAAGGCGGCATCTTACGAGGCTGTTGCACTAGATGGTACTGAATTCGTTATCGTTGGGACGGTTGGAAATGGATTGAATTTATTTGTTCACGCAGGCAACCCGCCAGAATTGGTAACTTTAACATTTGTATTTGATGCCGCTACCATCCGCAGCGGATCAATAAACACCGCCTCAATAATCGCTGGAAACTTCGCGGCAGGCAGCAAGATAATCATCATACTTGCGAACACTACCGACGCACAATCTAAAGGGGGCAATGGTGGAGGCATATCCCTTGGCCCAAGTAACGGTCTGGACGGCGGAACAGTGTACGACGCGCAGGGCATTGATACCGATATTTATTTGGGCGGCGCCACGCCTTCAACCGCGTTCCCTGTTGCGTCTGGCTTTCTTCGTGCGCCGGGTGGTGGTGGCGGTTCTGGTGGTCTTTTCGGATTTATAAACAACACCGGAGGCGGTGGCGGTGGCGCAGGATTTGATCCGGGCGATGGTGGCATTTCATTTCCTGTGTCCGTCGGGTCGCCAGGAAATACAACAGGCAACGGCGGCAGTGGTGGTGCACTCGAAGGTTTCGGCGGTGGCGGAGACGGCGGCGATTGGGGTATTGCTGGAATTGACGGGCAGGATCTAGGGTCCGGCACAGGCGGCGCAGCAGGTAAAGGCGTGGTTTCTGGTGGGGCAACTGTTACAATGTTTGGAGATACCCCAGTAAACTTTATAAACGGCAGCGGCGATGCTGTATCTTAACTAAGGTCATAAACATGATTATAGAATCATTAAACGATAGGCTTGACCGCATTGAGTCTAGCATCAAAGAAATACGTGATAGTTTAGGTAAAATAAAAAGCCCTGACATCAATAAAAAAGAAGTTACTGAAATGTTGGGGACTTCTTTACAAAAACATAAGCCAGCTAAAGTTGATGTTGACGTAAAAAAAGAAATTGAAAGCATAGTGACAAAAGATTTTGTAAATCAATTATATAGGGGTCAATGATGGCTAGCATTACACTAACAGGTACGCTACTAGATCCCACCGGTGAAGTGGCTGTAGGTGATCAAATTAGATTTACCCATCGCACAACCACAGGCGAGACAATACAATTTGCTCGTAGCGTTTTAATTATACCTCCAAGCGGAATGTATAACTTCACTCTTGAGTTCGGTCTTATTTTCGTTGAATATCTAGACGTTAAGGATGTTAACTACAAACCTCTTGGCGTTGTAACCGTCAACGGCGACACGACAGCAACAGACTTACCAGCGCTGCTTAATGCAATAGTTCCACCAACCGACGCGCAGCTGCTATTGTTCCAAGCTATCCTACAAGATACTGAGGACGCTAGAGACATCGCATTGCTAGCAGCGGCACAGCAAACGACACTTGAGTTAATTGCTAGTACTGTGATTCATCCAGCGGGGACCGTTTTAACATTGAGCGGATTCACGCTATCAGGCGATGGTGGCGGCGCACAATGGAAGCTTAACGGCGTAGTGGGGCAGACAGTTAGCCAAACACCAGCACAGCTAGGCGATGCGCTGCTTAATGATGCTAGCGGCAATCAATGGGAGCTGGTAACGCCTGGCGTAATACAGGCTAAATCTTTAGGGTTAAACGAATCCGACACCACAGTGAACCAGACGTTATCGGTTCAGGCTGGGTTTAATCGATTGATGCAAAATGCCGGCGGCACAATTGAACTAGGAACAGGCGTTTTTGATTTTAATGACCTGTTGTTAGAATTTAAATCAGATTTAACCGAAGCGGATGGCAAACGAAAAACGGGAGGAATTCATTTTATTGGTGTTGGCGCATCAAATAATGATTCTGTAACTGAAACGGATGCTGACTGCACTGTTAAGATGACCTCGACCACAGGTGGATTAATTAGCCTTGATTCTCTATTTGATGTTTCGATTGAAAACATGCTGATGATTTACGATTCAGCAACAGCCAATCATTTAGTTGAAATGAAGTCAAAGAACAGTCCCATACCAACATCGACCAACGTTACTTTTAAAAGCGTTATTTTTAGAGCCGATCAAGTACCAGCAACAGCACAGGTTATAGTTAGAGACATTAAGGCTCCAATTTTTGAGAAATGCAGATGGGTGACTTCTGACGGGTTTGGTCTAGTATTGGGCGAGAATTCGGGAGTCAACGCAACACTAGTTGATGGCAAGGCAATTAGACCAACATTTAGGGATTGCGTATTTGCCGCTGACATTTCAATCAAACGCGCAGAATTAGTTTTATTTGACAATTGCGAATGGTTCCCTGCTAAAGGAACGACTCGATCGGCTAACATAGTTTTTAACGGCGATAAATTTATCGCTACATTAACTTTTGAAAACTGCAAGGCGTTTAATGATGGTGATGGGGCCGGTAATTTTTGCGACATGTCCGCCACTACAGGTAAGGGCGGATTAATATTGCAAGGCGGTCATTTTGGCGATCACTTGAACGCGTTTATTACTGCCCCTCGCGGTCCGGTCATTATCGAAGGCACTAGATTTAAACAGGACGCTACTGGTGCGCATGATGTAATTATTACCGATGGTGCAGCACCAGTATTTATTAGAGCGGACCATACTGACACTCTAGACGCTAATGAAGTGCCAATTTTAGATAATAGAACTGCATTATCAAATCCGTGGTTCGTTAGCCAAGGATTAAGCGCCCCGCACACATTCACCACAAATACTTTTGAAACGGTTTTAAGCCAGTCTAGCGTTAAGTTTTTGGGCGGATTTATCAGGGTTAGTTATAACGTGGTTATCAATTCTTTGCGTGGCACTAGGTATTCAGTCCAGCTTAAAATCGGTGGAAACGTCATCGCGGAAACAGGATCATCGACAACCATACCCAACGGAAATACCGGTGCTATAAGTTTTGATAGAGTTATCCCCGACCCGTTAATAAGTGGCTCCGTTACTGTTCAGCTAGCCGTTAGACAGTTTTCAAACGGTGGAGCTGACTTTGCAATAATACAAATTGACGGCGGCGAGTTTTCGTCATTCCTAACGATTGAAAACGTCTAAATAACCTCGCGGGGCTAATCACTAGCCCCGCGCAAAAACAACCACCGCGACAAATGCGAAATGGCGCTTAAATGTTAGGCGTCATTTTCGCATATCCTTATTTGCGCTGCTTCGAGTTGTACCAATCCAGTAAGTAACCGACCCAAGCCACGCAGTAAGAAACGATCCGAATAACGTATCAATCAACCTTACATTGCCTTCCGGTATCGTAAGAACAAACAACGCAGAAGCAAACGCCACCACCGACACACTAAGGAAGCCACATATTAGAGCTGGCATTATAGAGTGTTTATTATTCTCTCTAGCGTGCTGCACGTCGCCTAATTCGGTAGCCGTTAGCTCATTGCCCAATTCAACCATGCGAATTTTAAACGAGTTGTTAGACTGCTTAATTTTCAGCATAATTTCAGGACTAGCAGAATTGATAACGTCGGCCATTTGCGTTTCGTTATTAACTTCCTTGCCTGTTGCGTCAGCTACGGCTTTAAGTGCTAACTGTGGCAATGTAGCCCCACCAGATAACACAGCCATAGCGATGTCGGGCGCATACTCTTTTAGTTTATCTAACCATCTCATGTTAAGTCTCCTTGTAATGCCCAAAGTGTTTAGCTAGCAATATTGAGTCTTGCTCTGTTATCTCGACACCTGAGGTGTCATAATCAAGATGCAGCATAACGCCACCATCAACAGTCACCGACTCAATCGCTGTGTCGCTAAACACATACTCACTAATATCAAATTCTTTGCGCGGTGGGGTTGCGTGCAGCAATGGCAGTGTAAAACCATAATGACGCTCATGATACATAATGTAGTCTGTACCAACTGAATTGACTTCGGTGTTATAAGAAACCGCCCAGCTAGGCGCGTCATCAATCTCTTTTTGCGTTAGCTCTCTCATATTAATACACCCACATTGTTAAATGACCTTTCGGCAGCTCAGGACGGTAACCCCAATGAACGAATGTTTTAGCGACGCCGATAGCATTAAAGCCGGCTGATATTCCAGCGGCCACAACATTGCCACGGGTCGCACCAGTAACGCCCACATCAATCCCCTGTCTTTTTTGGTGATCGGCAGGTGTTGATCTGTGCAACTCATCCTTATGATAAGGGCATCGCCCACCACTTCTAACTATTAGCGAATGATTTAATATATCTCTGCCTACTTGCGCCTTGTTAAGAGTGGCCTGACTAACGCTTCGTTTGTCGCATCTTGAGTTTCCGCAAGTGCATAGTAACTTTTTATCAGATGCAGGATTAAAGTTTTTAGTCTTTATCATGTTATCCCCTTTGCGCCCGAAGGCGCGTTAGTTGTTAGTAATTAATGCCAGCGTTACGAATCTTACCAGCCGCCAATGCTTTAACCGCTAAACGTGCGCTAGCTTCATCAAGGCCGCACTTAATAAAATCATTCTTGGCTTTGGTCTTAATACCGTTAACATGGCGCTTATTTGCTTCTCTCGCATCTTGATCGGCCTTTGCTTGATGGGCTGCGACTTCCTGCTTTCTTATTTCGCATTTTCTAGCATTTTCGGCGGCAAATTCAGTATCACGCTTTGCTTGTTGTGCCGCTAGTATTCTGTTCGTTTCAGCCTGTTGTGCCGCAACTATTTCGCGCTCTTGTGCGTCAATAGCATCTTGCTTGGCTTTAGCTTCACGGGCGGCAGCATCAATCGCATCTTGGGCCGCTTTAGCTTCAGCATCGAAGGCGGCTTGTTTTATCGCAATCTCGCGTTGTTCGGCTGCAATCTTCTCACGCTCTGCTTGTGCGATTAATTCGGCTACTTCGGCCTCCGCTTGCGCTTTAGCTTCGGCGGCTGCTTTGTCTGCTGCTGCTTTGATTTCAGCTTGGCGATCGGCTTCGGCTTGCTTTGCTCGTAAATCGAATAGCTCATTCGCAATTTTTGCCTCGTCATGCTTTTGATCAATTTTAACCAATAACGCCGCATGTTCTTTTTTCGCCTTGTCTTCGACTTCCCATTCGGTAAGTTGAGTTCTTGCTTTGGCTTCAATATTCAATAGAAAATCGTTAACTTTTTTTCCATGTTTGTCTATTGTTGAAGGTATCAATTTGTATTCTGCTGATAATTTTTTACGGCAATCAAACAAGTGAAGTCTATACACCTTCGCTTTCGATATGTTTGCAGTTATTTCGCCGCGACTTTTTACGGTTGAAACATCGGGTACGTGCGCCATGATCTCAACTTCAAGCTTATCTAAGATTTCATCAATACCAGTTCCTTTTGTAAAAAATGGCTCAAGCTCAAATCCTGATTGTTCAATTACTAATAGTTCATTGTTCATGTCATCATTCCCATTTGTTAAATTCTTATATTAAGCCAATTCACTCGATTGACAGATTAGACCAGCCGACTTATGCCAGTATCTTTTTTCATTTTGATGATCGGAGTAACAAACTCGACACCAAGTCATTAAGCCGACCTTGCTTTTATTCGGCGGAAAAAATTCAGTGTCCGCCGGATGCCAATCATCACACCTTTTGCAATACTTCAACCGCTCACCACCTTCAAATTTAATTGATGTCACCTTGCGCGGCTTTTTTTGCCACGATAGATGATTATCAAACCAGATAGGCGAATAGTGGTTATTCATTTACTACAGTACTTAACTTGGTTAGGTGTTCAACTTGTGACGGAGACAAGTTCCATTGCTTAGTTATGCTTTCTACGGTTTCTGATTTTTTATATATCGCATCAGCCATGGCCACGCAATCATTAGAAAATAGCTCATCAGAATAAAAAACTTGCTCAACAACTAAAAGCGGAATTGTTTGCTTAACTCTAACGCTTCGGTTTTTTTGAATGAAAGCGGTGTAGCCTTCTTTTGATATATCAGACATGGCTCGAATTCTTAACCCACCAACCGCACCTTTACCAAAAGTAACCGAGGCATCGCCGAAAAGCTTTAAGCTCTTACCAACCCAGCAATCAGATTCTTCACCCCATGCGCCAGCAAGTAAACGAATCATTCCCTTACTTGGCTTGTATGGGCGATTATTGCAGCCCTCGTAATAAACAAAAACTGGTTGTTGATCTGAGTTTGTGACCGCGACAGATTCGATTTTTATAGTGATTTCACCCTCGCCAATATCAATGTAATTTAACTGATCTGATTTTGCCTTCATTGCTTGCGATACATTAGCCATGATATTCACCACCCATTTTTTCTACTGTTAAATCGACTTCTGCCAAAAATGCTACTAATAAAGACCGGGCCTCATTAATGAAGTCCTCGTAATTTTCGCGTTTAATGCCTTTGGTGAAAAGATTGTTAACTTGATTTCGATCATCGAAGTGTCCAAATATCCACCATTTAACGCAATCATCCATAATCATAGGGCACAAGCATTGTAATAAATGTTCGCTTGGCACCTGGTTGTCAATGAGATATTCAATGTGCTTCTTGCCTGCCTTTGATTTCGTTTCGTAACCGCCAACGATAACGCCGTTTTTATCAAAGCACACAAAATCAGGGCTGTATTTAAACCGTGGCATAGTATCGCTTTGGAGCATGCCGCAAGGTACTAATTTGATAACATGGCGCTCTTCTGCCGCCTTTCCAGAGTGAGGCTCTAGATCATTGCCGCGCTCCATATCCGCCGAACAAAAATCATTTATCTCAAGTTCGCTTTGGCGCTCTGAAACCAACTCAAGAAGTAAGGTGTTTTGCTTTTTGCGGTCGATTGATTTAACTTTTTTGGATTCATCAACAATAAGCTTATCGCCATCCATAATCCAAGTTTTACCGCCAAGAGTCCAAGCGCCGGTCGCGTTAGAATATGAAGCACCAACCGCTGATTCGATTCTTGTACCAGTTACGCAGGCCCAGCGGTGTTCGTGCCAAATGTCGCTACCCTGGCTCAGTTCTAATATTTTCATCTCTAATCTTCCTTATCAACTTGATAGTTGCATTCTCGGTTATCGTTATCGCAATCAATAACCTGCCCGTGAGCGGTATCTCTAACCGTCATTGATGCGCCACACATTGGGCATGTGTAGTTACTCATTTTTATCACTCGCTAAGTTATCTAAAACCGATTGCGGGAGCCTGTTGTAAGCAGCGCTTAAAGCCTCATTAAACAGCT